GGGATTGATAACTCAACACTAACTGTGATAGAAGTATTCGAATTAGTAAGGAGTTCTATGTTTGATGTCAACAAGTTCAAGTACCCTTGTCCTCTTAGAGTTTTGTGTGTTGAACTTCTGGATGACCCTGAAGAACAACAAAAAAGAAAAGAAACTACTGTTGAAGCTTTGGAGGAGACTTACAACAGCCATAACTCTTTCCACACACTTTCTTGTAATGATGACCCAACAATATGTCTCAGCCAACAAGTTAACTTTGAACCATCTATGGGTGAAACAGCCAGTTTTGACAAGGGAATTTGGAGGTATCTTCTAAAACACAAATTGTTCCAATCTATGAAAATAGAAGCCGATCTCTGCAGCAAAATTATTGGTGTCAGAGGTTCATTCTACAGCACATACTGGAATTTAGGTGTTGCTTGGGACACTAGGAACAGGAATTCTCTTAAATGGAATGTGGTCTATTATGCGTATCAGAATCCTAATGCAGTAAAAGAAGTAGGAATATGGAGAGAGAAAGGTGATAAGTGGATCTCACCTACTTTCAAAATTTCGAAATCTGATATAGCTTTCCAATCAACTCTAGTCTACAAATGTAAAAATGTTTTCATATCTTGTTTAACAACTGCTAGTAAGAAAGACTGGTCTGATACAGTCAAAAGTCTTTTCAATGTATTTTCAGTTTGGCATAACTCGTCTTGGGAAACTAGTAAAATTGCAGCGGACTTCAGATTCATGACAACAAGACATCTTTCTGGAGACAAATGGATTGACGATCTGATTAAAAGATCAATTGACATCAAACACAAGCTCAGAGGGTGTGACTTCACTTTACTTTACCTGATAAACCAATATTGCATTAACAGACCATCAGAAAAAGTGACACCGATCTTCAGATTGAGTTTCAGATATCAAGCTATAGAGAAAGATTTAGGTCTAGGTTTCGCTTGGCACATGAGATCAGCAAACCATGACAATGATTGCATGGTCAAACTAATCAAAGCTTATAAGATCGAGTATGAAAACAGGAATGAGTTGGTGAAGTGGTATGATAGACAAGCAATTTATTTAGAAGAAGTCATTACCAAAGGAAAGACTCAAGAGGATTTCAACCAACTAATGGAGACAGACCCTAAATTGCCTGCAATGAATTTTATCATCTTCATAGCACATACAATGTTGTCTAGCGACTCGCTTAAGATGGCAGCTGCAACACAGACAAACACAGGTTTTTCTATCAACAACATGATGTCAAATAAAGGATGTGGCAATCTTTCATATAGGAAAACAGGAAAAGCATCGTCTGGCAAAGTTTATGTTGAAATGATGAAACAGGTCAAAGAGTTAGGTGTTAAAGATGGTCCATATGAAATGCTTACCAAAACAATCATTGACAAACGAATACAATTCACTTATCTGATGTCATCAAAAGATGCAAAATCCTCTGATAGAGAGATTCCAACAGGTGTAATTGATCAGAGAGTACTGCAGTATTATGTTGAATGCCAAGCGAAGACTGTTTCTTCAGCAATGCCAGAAGATAGTCTTTTGGAAAAAGACAAATATAACCCAATGGTTAAGTCATTTTTGCCAATTATTAATTCAAACAAACCTCATGTACTATCATCTGAAGATAGGTCATTCCATTGCGGGAATATTTTACCAGAAGCAATGTCAGTATGTCTTTTCACTATTGGCAAAATTATAGGATCTCCTAACTTGATATCAGCTTCACATGTATTATCACTTAATAACCAAAGAGAAGTAATCTTCCCTGTTGGTTTCACTGATCTTAAGTTGCTCAACCAAGTAGATCACCAGATGGTCACAAGATCATTCGCAGGAAAAGAAATACGAGTTCCAAAGATGAAGCTTTATCTCCACATGATGCAAGGACAATTTGCCACTTGCGCAGGTGTCCTAAACACAATATACAACAGAGGCATGATGGAAATGTCAAAAGTGGTTACAAAAGAAATAAGTGCTGACTACATCATCACCACATCAGATGATGTGGGACGAGCTGTTGAATTTGAACAAGATTGTGATGCACCAGTTCTCGTGAATGAGGTGATACACAAACCTCTTAGCCTGCTGCATACAGCTATGATGCAAAACAACGACAGGAAACTAGTCATTTCAGAAAAATATGTCGAAGTCAATG